ATGAGCCTAATATCAATCTCGTTCGGCAGCAGCTCCCCGCCCACTTCACCGCATATGACCATCATTACTGGCTTGGTGGTAGCGTTGGTCGCCGGTATCGTGCTGTTTTTTCTTAACTGGTTTCGGGAATGGATCACGGGGCATCTGCAGAAGCGAAGGCGAGCTGAGATGCTGGCTTTCTCACTAACAACTCAACTAGACGAACTGATTTCGGGCTGCATGGACGTAGCATTCGACTCGCTGCAAGAGGACTATGAGACTGGCGAATATTGCTCAACGGTAACGCCACCGTCGATCACGTTCAAAGACGATATAGACTGGACGGTATTTCCACGGGACACCCAGTTCCGTGTTCGATCTTTGCCGAACCAAATAGACGCAGCTCGAAGGTCAGTTGCCCACGAATTCGAGTATGGCGAGGGCCCTCCATATTTCGGAGACGCATTTCTAGAACGCGAATACCGTTTTTCGCTCATCGGATTGGAAGCAATCGCACTGAACGATCAAATGGCCGCGGAGTACAAGGTCCCCAAATTGGATCGAGGTGCTTGGGCCCCGCGAACGTCCTTCGAGGTGAAAATTGCTAACGTCGAGCGAATAAGAGCCGAGGCCGCGGAGCTTAAGAATAAGAGAGACTGGTTCAAGAAGAGGATTACCATCGAGGAACTGGCGGAACGGCACGCCGATTTTCACGCGGCGCTGGACGCAGCGACCAATGAGCATCGCCAAAAAGTTCATGGTCTGCGCCGATAGTTAACGGAGGATTCCCTGCTCGTATCGCTCTTGATAAATCGGAGCCGCATTTGGTGGCTTTTGTAACGCCTATTGACTAGGCCCGAGCGGGCCGGTGCCGCTATGGCCGTGATAAAAACCGGGATCGGTGAAAAACTCGAACTCGGTGGTCAGCCGCTCGGCCAACCGCTTTGAGACGCTCCGTTTCATCGCGTCCCTCGGCGTCGCATCGATCCCCACGAGCACGACGAAATCCTCGACCGGGATATCCCAAATCACTGTCGCCAGAAATTCCTCGACCGCCGCATCGTCGACCGGTTCGCCCTGCCGCCGGAAACCGAGGGTGCGCCGGAGCGCGCCGACGATATCGTGGGCGAAGAGCGTGGCACAATGCTGATCGCGCTTCCGGCGCTGGCCCTTGGCGGCGAGACCGTTCAGGACCGGACGCCCGATCATCGCGAAGCGGATGAAAATCCCGCCCTCTATGTCGTAAGTGACCATTATTCATTCCGGCACTTTGTGTGAACGCAGTTTCGGGGTTGGGTCTTACCAGCGCAGCGGGTCATTTCATGCTCTTCAATTTCTGTCCCGCGCGGGAAAAGCTGACCTGATAGTTATCGACTTCCATCTTCACTACTGGGATGTTCAACGCCCGCATTGCTGCACAAATCTTCTTTTCGGCCGCTGGTGAAACACGCGGACCGAGATAGACGCGGAAAACGCATTTCGCGTCACCATACTCCGCCCTACCACTCTCAGGGATAATTAGCCGCCATTCTCGTTCAGAGATCCAACGAACCGTTTTGGTGGCAAGTGTCAGTTTGGCTCTATCCCGGATGGAAGCGTCATTCCCGAGTATAACAGGCGGCTCTTCGTTGTACGCCATTCGAACCAAGTCGAAATCTGCGGGAAGCGCCTTCAGTAGTTTCGACGTGCTGTATGCGACGACCATCCCTTTGAACTGATCTGCGTAATGCGCCCACATTGGCTCGTGGTCAAAAACTTCGGAAAGTGAAGCAATACCTAGCTTCGCCTTTTCCTCGGCGATCATCTTACGCTCGACTTTCGGTCTACGTTTCAGCAGATATGCGAGAGATTCTCGATGCATACCCTCCATGGGGTCATTCAGTTGATCGAATTTCGGGCAGTAAATGTAGCCCTCTGTAATCGCTCTGAGTTCTCTATCAAGCTTCCTGCCCAATGGACGATAACGATAGAGCCTTAATGGTGTCGAATAGACCTTCACTGTTGCCATGGCGAATCCCCCTGCAACGAGGTGATCAGGTCTGCGCCAAAAGGCAAGCGATGCCATCTCGGCATCTGCCATCTGAATTATCGTGGCGTTTCTTGCGGGATGGCCGGAGCCACTCTGACGCGCTACAAATCCCAGCCGCGGTATCTGCGGATCAACAGGCTCGGGTCAGGCCGTTCGTGGGGACGCGGGCGGACAACCTGTTGCGGTGAAAGACTGTACTCCTGTGCATCCTCGCCCTTGGTAATGCGTCGAAGATTACGCACGAACAGCGAGACGTCGCCAAAATAGTTCGGATACGTCCTCACCAGGTTTTCCACCTTGTTGACTTCAACAACGACCGCTTTTGCGTTGGTACTTCCACCTTCGATATCTCGCTCGATCTTCGCCAGTCGGGCAGTGACCTGAATCGAGTCATCATAGTTTTCTACCTCGACTGTGTGATCCGCTTTGTAAACGATCAGAAAATATTTTCCCCGATCATACACGAATGTCTCCGCGTAGTGAGTTGCGGTTCGGATGTTCTCCAGTACGCCAACCGCGCCGAGACGATGGTTGAGATCCTTGATCTCCGCAATACGTTCACTTCTGCAAGGTACGTCGGGACCGACAGGACAGCCCTCCACATGAGCGAATTCGGCAGAGACCAATTGAAAGAGCCGCAGCCACTCCTCGCTACCTTTATGATGCTTCAGGTCTTGGCCGTTGAAGAGCCCGACCGCCTCAACTGCGGTCGCCCAAGAGTGTTGTAAACGAGTGCGAATTTGCAGTTCGATCCTCCGGCCCTGGTAGGGCTCCTGGTCCTTCTTTCGAGGGCAGAAGTCAAAAACAAGGTGATGGCTGCGATAACCGTCTGCCTTCGGAGCGTCGATGTAGGGCCATTCCTGCCGGAACGAGTGCGGGAATTTTTCCCGGATGCGTGCGGTCAACTCGCGTACACCGGCAATATCGTTGATGATCGCGCGGCATCCGGCAATATCCTGCATTTGATCCAGTTTTGTGGACGTCTCCCGCAGTTTTCTGCGAATCGACGCCATCCGCTTAGGGCGTGCTGCCATGTCGCCGGAAATTCCCCCGCGAAGCATTCTGAACCTTACAGATAGGTAAACACTTCTCATTGGAAGAAAATGCGAATCTCTCCAGCTATTCGCTATCTGAAAGATGTTCTGAGCGTCCTGATAGCTTTCTTCGTCTACTACAATCAATTTTTCGGCCAGACGCTCGCCAGATCTTCTGACCGCTTTCATGCTGAACTTGAGCTGCGGATACTGTGCCATGCGTAATCAAAATCTCAACGAATCAGATTTTCTATAATATAGGCTGACCCGAACCGGAAAATGCTAGACGCCCGCAATCCACAGCGTTTCTCAATACTGGGCACATAAGTGGCCGTACACGCGCACTCTCTTTGACCCGGCAGGCACGCCAGCCTAGCAGTCCAACTGCGTAGGTTGGCGTGCCGCCATTGAGAGCAGAGTGCCGTTGTTGCCGAGTAGAAGTTCGCGAGGCCGTTCAGCACCGGACGACCGACCATCGCGAAACGGATGAAGATCGCGCCTTCGACATCGTATGAAAATGGCTCATTCATCCCTCGGCACTAGCAGCGGGAGGAGGTGAGAGCAATGCCGCCCGGACGAGCGCGGCAGAAAGCGCCGATAGCGGCGCACACGCGCGAAATCGCGAGTTCGGTGGCGTGGTAGTAGCAGGGAAGCCCTAGAATGCGCCTGTGCGCGGCCTTGCCGGGCGAAAAACCGCCGCCTAGAGGGACAACCCTTTCCCCCCGGCGGCGATTGACGAGGGTGTTGCACATGAAACGAAGAGTTTACGGACAAGCCGCATCCGCCCTTTCAATGCCTCGCTTGGGTGAGTTGATAATAATACTTTTAGAAAAACAAGTGGCAAAAAGTCGTATGGTACAACCTGAAAACCCGTCAGATTTTACGGTCCTGTTTCCGGCTTCACCTTCAATTTCGATGGGTTAATTGAACCGTCAATCAACTCTTCCTCGACAACGATACACGAAACCGTGATCACAACGGCGGCGCGCGGGTTTCCGGTGGTGCAATCGGATTGGAAAAACAGATCGCGAAGAGCTGTCCGTAACGTTGCTGCTGGCGATTGCGCTCATGTTCCAGGCTAAAGGCCCCGATCAGCAGAAAAAGGGCAGTCAGCAGCACCACCGCTAGGCAAGATGGATTGCTTTTCATCGCGTCGGCCAAGTTTGCCACGGTCTTCTGAATTTCTTCCGGGACGTTGCTCATGGTTCGACCGGAAGCGGTTCGGGTATCGGCGGCGGCGGTTCCAGCGTGATCTCGCCAGCCGCCAGAGCGCGCTCGTATTCCGCCCGCCAGCGGTCGCTATCGCCGTAGTGGTCATCCGCTGTCAGCGTGAAAGGTTGCAGTTCGGTCGTGCCGGTGTAGATGACGATCAGCTCGATATAGCCACCGTAATCATAAGCCTTGACGACCTGCCCCGGCGGCGGCGGCGGCGGCGGCTCTGGTAGTGTTTGGGGTTCGTCAGTCATTTTCCTTGTCCTTGAAGATCAGGCGGCACGTTGAAGCAGATAGATATGTTCGCCTTCATCCGTTTTTCCCCGAGCGCGCCATGTGCCAGCAAGGGCGGTTCCGGCGCCCGACATGCCTGTTTCTATAAATCTTTGGCTGTTCACGGTGTCGATGCAGACGATGACCGTGGAATTTCGGGCTTTTACGCCAGTGCAATGCGTTGCGACCATCGATCCGATTGGATAACTGGTGTTCGTTGCGCTTGTGCCGGTATAGACCTCGGAAGAAACAAGCCCGTCTAATGCCGCCGCAACCTGAGCCGGTGTTGATGGCCGCATGTAATTGTTACTGACGGTATCGACCTGCGTCATGATGAAACCGATGGTCGCGTTCGTGCTGTCGTACTCCGACCGGAACAAACGCGCGTTGATGTCACCGCTCGCATCGCGTTGGGCAACGGTGTTCACCGTGGAAGCAGTCGCGGCGGCGGGATAATTGGCGGCGGTGAGAACGTCGGCAGTTGTCGTCCCGTTATAGAAGACCAGTTCGCCGGTTGCCCGGATGGCGATATAGCCAATGGCTGCCCCGAGCGTGTCACGCGCATAGATGACGAGGCCGTAGTTCACGTCCCAATACATATCGACGCGCCGCTGCCCGTCCGCTTCCGACATGCGGAAGACTTGGCTTGTCGGCTGCGTCGTCATCGAGCGGAAATTGAGCGTCGTATTCGAGACTTCAAGCTGCGCATCGATAGTGCCCGCATCGTCAAAGGACTGAATGTAGGCAATGCCGCCGCCCAGCGAGGTTTTCGCTTGGAACAGCCCGCGCCTGACGCCGTTGAATCCGGATGAAACTTGGAAGCTGAGTGCATCCATGTAACTCCCGACAGAAAGCACCCCGGTCGGATAGAATTTGGCGCGCGTCGTGCCGGTCGAAGTGCCGTAAGTGCCGCCGCTGGTGATCGTCAACGCCTGATCGGTATCCCATGCGACAAGCGCCCAGCTGAGACTGGTGCTGGTCAGGAACAGCCGCCCTGAATGCGCATCCGACTTCCCGATCTGCAAGCCCATAACCGAGGAAGGCGGATCGATCACCAGCCCGCCGGAAAGCACGAATGCCCCGGACGTGTTCATGTTCAGGTATTCGGTGAAGACGCCGGAGACCCATTTGCCGAACCGAAGCGCCGCGTTGTTGTTGCCGATCAGCGCCGCGCCGTCGCCGTCGTTGCCGAGCATCAAGCCGTGGGTGGCACTGTTTTGCTTGTTGATGGCGAAGACCGCGTTGCCTTCCGCGCCTATCGTCGTGCGGGCATCCTGAACCGCGATCAGACCGGCTCCGACGCCGGCGCTTGTGCCGGTAAAGGTGATCGGCGACGAAACCGTGATCGAGCCGCCGAGCGAACCGGTCAAGGATTGCCAGGCGGTATTGGCGCTGTTGCGGACCTGCAGCACGCCGCTGCTGCTGTTGAACCAGAGTTGGCCAGCAGCTTTTACGGTCGGTTCCACCGCGCCGGATGACGACGAGAACAACGCCGCCAGCGCCGCATTGATGTCATTGCGGAAGGGGAGTCCGGCAGCGTCAGCAATGATCTGGTCGTGTTGCGCCATGGCATTTCCCCTAGTGAAGCCGTCTCCGGCTTCCGAGCGACGCCGCCGCCATCCACATCTGATCGGTTTCGTCTGGCGTCATGCCGAGCATCTCGCCGACCTCGATGACGAATGGCTGCAAACGTTCGAAAAACGTTGCGTATTCCCACTCGATTGCGATGGATTCCTTCTCCGGGCCATCAGGAAGGGCGGCGATGGCGTCGGTCACCTCTTGCGGGCTATGGCCCGCGCCGACCAGCCCTTGCCGATATTGCGCCGCCGAAAGCGACGGCATCGCCTCGCGCTGTTCTTCCGGCGTTGGCGGCACATAGGGATCGATTGGAAAATCCGGGTTATCCGCCAGCCATTCACGGACCTGCGGATTGACGCCATAAGGGTCGTCGGGACGCGAACAATAATCCGTGTCGTAAGTGATCCCGTCGACTTCGGTGATGTTGCAGCGGACGACGTAAACTTGCGGCTCGGCTGTGGCCGTGACTTTGGAGATGGAGTTCAAGATCGGCGGTGCCATCATGCCGTCCTTTCAAAAACGCCAAACCTGTCACCGCTTGCGGTGAAGCCGCCGCGCGAGCGCCAGGTTCCGGCCAACGGGGTTGTTGTGCCGACAACGTAACCGGTGGTTCCCGATAGCGAGATGGTTTGTGCGCTGTTGTTGTCGTAGCGCGCGGAACCAAGGGCCACAAAAATCGTGTGTCCCAATGGCAAAGCCGTATCGCTGGCACCCGTTCCGGCGTAGACCTCCGCCGCCGTGAAACCGAGCGCATGCGCGTGCGTGTCAGCGCCGACAGAGTTCAATGAGGAATTGGTAATGTTTCCCGGCGTGCCGACGTTCAATGTGACGTTCGCGGAAAGCGCACCGCCGCCGGTCAGGCCGTTCCCGGCGATCACCTGCGTCGTCGGCGACACGATGGCGGTGGCTGTCGTCATGATTTCGGAGCCGAACAGAAAACCCTTGTTCGTATCGGCTTCCAGCGTCAGCGGGTGTGGCGTTTCATATGCGCCGTTGCCGTCACGATCCACCAGCACATACCAGTTCTGCGCATCGACATGCATCCAGAAGTCATAGGCGCTTGTGGTCGTGTCGGTCATTTTGATGCTCGGCGCGGCGCCTGCAACCTCGATCCCGCCACCCGCACCGCCGATGATCACCTGCTGCGTCCCGGCGAAGGTGAAAATCCCCGCCGACGTCATGTTCAGGTATTCGGTGAAGACGCCGGAGACCCATTTGCCGAACCGCAGCGCCGCGTTGTTGTTGCCGATCAGTGCCGCGCCGTTGCCGTCGTTGCCGAGCATCAAGCCATGAGTGGCGCTGTTCTGCTTGTTGATGGCGAAGACCGCATTGCCTTCCGCGCCTACGGTCCCCACGCTATCGCGCACCGCGATCAGACCGGTTCCGACGCCAGCGCTCGTGCCGGTGAACGAAAGCGGCGAAGTCAGCGTGACCGAGCCGCCGAGCTGGCTGGCAACGCCGACCCATGCGGTATTGGCGGCATTGCGCAACGACAGCAGTCCGCTCGACGTGTTGAACCACAGCTGTCCGGCAACCTTCGTTAGAGGTTCGACGGTGCCGGAAGATGATGAAACGAGCGCCGCCAGCGCTGCGTTGATGTCGGTGCGCACGGAGAGACCGGGAGCATTGTCGACCACCATGTCGTGCTGCGCCATGTCTTGATCCTTTCCTAGTAACCTGCGGCGATCCAGTCGAAGGTGCGCGCTGCGGTGATGATCGCTCCCGTCGAGTTTTTCAGTTCCAGGTCGAAACCGGTGTTGCTCTTGTTCGAAATGACAAAGTAATCGCCGAGCGCAGCGTTCTGGATGGCAATCGAGACCGCCGGAACGTATTTGAACTTCACCAGAAAATTGATCCGCTGCTTCGCCGGTTGCCAAACGGTATCGGCACCCGATTCCTGCTTGGCGGTGACGTCGGCGATGATGCAGAGTTGTTCGATGGCGACGTTCTGGTCGGGTGGCGCATCCATCAATGCCCGGAACTGGAAACCGCGAGCGACATATTCACCAGCGATGAATTGCGTCCAGGCGCTCCACACCGAGGTGCCCGACGCCGGATCGCCATCGGTCTGGCGGACCTGCACCGTAACCATGCCTTCGCCGTCGTCGATCGCCGAATCCCAGCTCTGCCAGTCGTCGACAAGGCCGGGACGTGCATCGATGAAGACGTCGCCTTCGTAATAGGGAAAGGCCAGCATATCGACCGAGAGACTGACGGGGAAAACGCCGCCCATGTCGATCTGATTCTTGAAGGTATAGGTGCCGATACCGGCTTGTTCGTCGGTGATGATCAGCCATTCCTGCGGCAACTGGACCTTACAATTGACCTTGGTTCCAAGCCATGCTGGCTGTTCGCAAATCCGCACGAACGATTGTGTCGCGCCGACGATGTTCGTTATGACGGCGACGGCATTGGCCGAGTATGTACCACCGGCATCGCGGGCCTTGAGCATGTAGGTTCCACGCCGGTAAGGCAGTTCGACGGTGGTGGCAGTGCCCGGTATCGATGTCAGCACCGTGCCCGCTGACGCCCATGTCGCGCCAGCCGTCTGCGGCGAATAGCGCATCTCGTAGGAACCGCCGATGATCATGTCGATCTCGGTGGCCGGAGCCCACTGGAACATCGCCACGTTCTCGACGAGCTGGATGCGGAAGTTCGCCGGATCGGCTGGCGGCGCGACCTTGCCGACGACGGTGTAGCGGATTTTCGTCGTCACGCCGCGCCGACCGATGACGTTCAACGGCGTGATCCAGATATCGTAATCGCCTTCCTCGACCTCGACGTCGTGCGCGGTCTGGTCGACCCGCACCCGTATCCAGTTGCCGTTGACCGGGCGATAGGCGAGATCGAATACCGGTGCCAGCGATTGCCACGAGATCAGCATGCGGACGCCGAGCGAGATGGGCGACAGCACCACCAGATAATCCTTGGCGTTGAGCCCTTTGACCGGCGGGATGATGCCGATATTGGAGATGTCCGGCTGCGACAGCGGTTTGTCGCGTTCGATGTAGTCCCATTTGCCGGGAAGGTGCCGCTGCGCGACGATCTCGTAACGGTCCGTGTCCGTCTGCCGCGCGGTGAGCACCCGCCACAGCGTCGGCTGCAGGTCGGAGGACGCCAGTACCCAGACCGTGTCGGGCAGCGGCGCCTGGGCGAAGGCGGCAACGGTCAACTTCGTATGCGAGCCGCCGCCGGTCGAGACCTTCCGGGTGACGACCGCGCCGTCCGGCAGGATGCAGGAAAGATAATAGGTCTGGCCGACGATCAGCGTCACGGCGGCATCGAGCGTGATCGCCGTTGTCGTCGCGGCGACGATCCTACCGCCCCGGCGCTCGCCGCCGACATTGACATCGGCGATCTGGATGATGTCGCCAGGCCGCGCCCATGCCGCTTCAAGCCCCGGCACGAAGTCGACCGTCTGGCCTTCATAGACGTCGGTGTAGATCGCCCATTCGCCGACACGCTGCGCCTGTCCTTCCGACGTGCAGCCGATGGCGATGATCTCGTCGCGCTTGATGCCGAATTTCGCGATGCCGGTCTGGTCCTCGACCAGCGCCGGTCGCGGCTCGCCGAGATTGGTCGGATCGTTCCAGCGCACGAGGTATTGGGTCTTGCGGGCGAAGATATCGGCGTCGTGGTAGGAGAACGCGCCATCGAGCACGTTGGCGTTGGTATACTGCGCCACCGGATCGGACGGCTTGTCGGCCATGCCGACCATCTGGCCTCCGGCCCAATACATCCCGCCGCGAAACACCGAGGCGACCGCCGCCAGCAAATCGAACGCCTCCTGCTGCGACGAGACCACGCCGTTGAACGTCCAGCGCGGCTCCTGTCCGCCGCGCCCGTTCGGCACCAGCGCGTCGCACCATTGGCCGATGCTGTAGAGCCCCCATTTGTCGATGTCGTTGATCGAGACGAAGTCGCCGAGGCCATAGCGGTTCTGCGTCACCAGATCGTAAAGCACCCACGCGGGACTATCCGTCCACGCCTGCTTGAACGTGCCGTTCCAGACGCCGGTATAGACGCGGGTGATCGGATCGTAGTTGGACGGCACCGAGACGATCAGTCCGCCGCAATCGACGACGCGCTTCGGGATCGTCTGGAACTGCTCGGCATCGATGGTGTAGCCGATCACTGCCGAGAGCGTGTAATTGATCTTCTGGTCGATGATCTCGGTGAAGCTGTCCCAATAGAGATCGTTCTGCAGGTTGTTCTTCGTCGAGTCGGCGGTGACGCGCTCGACGCGGATGTCCCAAGGCGGATCGCCGGTCAGCGGAAATGCCAGCGCCCGCTGATAGCGGGTGTTCGTCTTGCCGCTGATCGTATGTTCCGTCACCAGCGCAAAGCCGCCGCCGTTCGATTGCAGATAGACGCGGAAAACGACGGACGTTCCCTTGATGTCGCCGGTCGTGGTGTTCTGCACCTGCAGCGACGGCACCGAGACGGTGACCCGGCAGCGGTTGACGTCGCCGTTCAGGATCGTCCTGGTGATCGGCGTGGCCTTCTTGATCTGCAGCGAGACCGCGACTTCGCCCTGCTGCTGCGCGAAACCCGGCAGCACCGGCTGATCCGGCCAGCCGGAGTTCCCGGCAATCGTCCAGTTCTCGAAGTTCGGCGTGCCGTCGTCGCCAAGCACCGGCACGCCATCGAAGTAGACCGACTTTGCGCCGTCCCACGGTCCGACGATTGGTCCTTCCGACAGGAGATCGATGATCCGGGCGATCTGCCTCGATTTCAGCGAGTTCGGCGCTTCGGACCCGCCGCCGCCGCCGCGTCCGCGCTTGCCGCCGCCACCGCGACCGGCAATCACAAAAGGATGATGCGGCGACTGGTTCATCATGCATTCTCCGGCCACCAGCGCGGGCTTCGACCGGGCGGATAGGTTTCCTCCGGTTCAGCGGGCGGTTCCTGCACCAGCGCAGCGCGTGCCATCGCCGGATCGTCGAAGCTCATGTCGAGAAGACCGGCGGCTGCTGCCATCTGGTTCCAGACCCATGAATTGCCGGTCTCGGTGGTGACGTCGTCAGCGACCTCAAGTCCAGCTGAGATGACCACCGAGCCGACGAAGCAGCGGCCATAAATCAGCGGCACCGCCACGCCCTGCTCGGTGACGTTCTCCGGCCCGGAGAAGATGTAGTTTTCGTTCTTGTTGCCATCGTCGCCGGTCGGTCGCTTCGGCTTCGGCGACAGTAAGAGCGATGCACCGAGCAGCAGACCGAGGGTGATGCCGCCAGCAATCACCGTCGCCGCGACTCCGGTGATCGCGCCGCCGGAGATCGCCGTGATGCCCGCCGCGATCCACGACACCGGATCGATCCGCCCTTCGATGACCGGGCAGATATCGATCTCCTTGGCGACCGGGGCGTTCGCCACGTCAGGACAATTCTCCTCGTCGCGCCAGTCGCCGTCGCAGATCAGCGCGTAGTTCTTGACGGCAAGGAAGTCGCGGCGGAAACCGGGATAGTTGGCCTCAAGCGCGGCAATAGCCTCGCGCGGCGAGTTGATGGCGAACTGATGCTCCGGCCCGTATCGCTCGGCCAGGACGCCATGCAGCCGGACGTCGATCATCGTCATGGCTCACTCCATGGCGAATAGCTGGCCGGAAGTTCGATGGGTGTTTGCTGCAGCGTCTCGTGCCGGAGATGCAGCACCGTCGCTTTCATGTAGACGCCGCCATAGACCTCGCGCACCGACAGCCGACCGAGCATCTGGTGGAGCATGACGTTAGGGGATAGGAACAGCCCGAGATGATTGACGACGTTCGACGGCCAGATCTGCATGGCGATGACGTCGCAATGCTGCCAATCGTCCACGACCTCGTGAAATCCGGCGTCCTTGAACTGCGTGGTGATGATGTCCTCGCCGTGCTCCCACCACAGCCACTTGCGTTCGAAATCCGGAATCTCGATCCCGGCATAGTCCTTGATGCCGTCGCGGATCAGCCCGAAACAATCGTGCGTTCCCCATGCCCATTTGCGACCGATTAGCGGTGCCCGCCAACCGGAAGGCTCGAGGACGGCATGCGAACCGAGCGGCCACGAGACGATCAGCCAGGGCTTGCCGGTCGCCTCGCACATCGCCCTGTCGGCATCGGACGCGACCGGCGGGCCATAGACGTGACTGTGAACGATGGCGTCGATCCGGTGCTCCTTCGCCAGCGCCACGTATTCCTTCATGTCCATGACGAAGGTATCGAACTGTGTCGCCCGGTTGGTGACCGGATAGAACCGGTCCTCGGCGATGACGCCGCAGGATTCGAGCGGCTGGCATGCCTCGGCATGGGCGAGAGCGGCGGCTAGAGCGGTGTCGGGCGGTTCGAACATGTCGTTCATTGCCGCACCAGCAACGACGCCGGGAACGCCGATGTCCTTAGAACACCCTTGCCGAACCGCGCCTTGCAGGCGTCAAGCGTCTTGCGGCAGCGGTCGAGATTGGGATCGGTGGTCGGATTGCCGTTGATGTCCTCGACCGGTGGTCCGGCATAGGAGCATTCGGCGGATCGATAAGCCCACTGGCAGATACCGGCGATCACCTGTCGGCGCGGCAGCAGGACGCCATGCACGTCGAACTTCACCGCCAGTTCGATCTCGACGAAGATCGGGTTCTCGTTGACCTTGCGGGCGACATAGAAGGTTTCGTCCGGGAATGCGGTCGCCGGATTGGCGTAGGGATTGCCATCGGGAAAGTTGGCCGCGTCGAGATATTTGCCGAGTGTCCGTTTGCGGATCACCTTGGCCTTGAGGCCGTCGCCGATAGACCTCAGATAATTGCCAAGCACGCCGCCGATGTTGGCCGCCGTCAAGGTTGGCCGCGGCAACTTCCCGGTCGCAGTGATCTCGAAACCGTCCACCATGATCGGGATCGGATTATAGGTCTGGCCCTGCCAGATCACCGCGCCACTGGTGATGGTCGTGCCCGGATGCCAGCGCAGCACGTCGCCGCCGATGGCGGTGGCGTCGAAGACGAACATCTCGACCATCTCCATCGCGCCAAGCTGTGTGACATCGGAGCGGACCGTCGTCATGCCGTCACCCCGAAAGCCTGGACGAATTCCGCCGAGAGCGTGCCGCGCAATTCGGTGCGGTTGCCGTTGGCGGCGAATTTGGCCCGCAGCCAGTCCACCGTCCATTCGTCGCAATTGACCTGATAGTATTTCCCCGACGACGGATCGTAATAGGAGAACGAATTGCCGCGCTGCGCTTCGAGATAGGCAAGCATGTCGGCAATGATGGCGTCGGTTTTCATCTCGAAACGCAGCTGCCAACGACGCCGCTGGAAATTGATGCCGTCGAGCGTGCGCTGGGCATATCCGTCGCCGAACTGCGCCACGCGCAGGCGAAAACCGTCCACCATCTGCGAAGGAAGCGCCGGACACCAGTCCCTGTCGGTTCCATCGAACGCCATCACGCCACCTGCCTCAAGATGCCGCCGGGTTTCGATTCCTTGACGAGGATTGCCTGCACCGCCTTCTCGATTTGCATCCCGAGCCGCTTGCCGTCCTCGGTGGTCGCCGTCACCTGTCCGCGCGGCATGTCGATATTGATATCGCCGATGTTGTTGTTGATCGTTTCGCCACCGGCTGTCGGGCTGATACCGCGTCCGGCGATGTTGGCGAGACCGCCGAGCCCGGTGGCGGCAGTATCGAGGCCGTAGGGGATGGTGCCACCGCCGCCCGCTGCAGCGTTCAGTCCCGCCGGAGCCGTGGCCGAAGCGCCGGGAAAGAGGCCACTGAACAGCGGTCCCATCACGAACTTCTGCAGCGCCATCTTGGCCAGATCCGCGAGGATGCCCGCCAGCACGTCACGGAAGTCCTCGCCCGCAATCGCCGCATCGACGAAGCCCATCACGGCATCCTCGGCCCATGCCGAGAATTCGCTGTTCATATCGACGGCGGTCTCGGACATCGCCGATAGATTGTCGTTCGCCGCCGTCGCCGAACTCACCAGTTCGTCGGTGCCCGCCGAGGCGGTTTTCATCGAGGTGGTGATCGTCTTGCTGGCCGCTTGCGTCGCCACCGCCGCGCTTTCGACCTGCTTTTCATATTCCTTCCAGCGAAACAGGATCTGGTCCATCTGCGCCGTCAGGCCGGTGCCGACATTGCTGTTGGCGGCGCGTGGCGCGGCGCGACCGGAAAGGCCGGAGTAGGGGTTCTGATATAAAGCGCCTGCGGCCCGCAGCCCGATTCCTCCGCCTGCGAACGGCATCGGCACCGATTGCCGCTCCGGTTGTCCCGCCATGCCGCCGATGGCAGTGGCAGACCCTGCAGCACGGATCGCCCGCATCCTTTCTTCGAACCAGTCGGCAAATGCCGACAGCGCCGACTTGACCTTGGCTATCCCGGCGTTGACCGCGCCGACCGCCGCGTCCCACACGGCGTTCCAGCCGGTGATCGCCGCCTGGACGAGTTGATCGAACATTGCCTTGAACGCGGCGAGCACCTCGGTGGCAGCTTTGCTGATCAGCTGCGGCAGGTTGCGCACGACCTCCGCCGCCGCATTGACGTGGTTGGCCATCGCGCTGACCATCGCCGGCAGAGCGTTCGTTGCCTCCTGAAAGGCCTGACCGATGCCGGTCAGTTCCAACCACGCGTTCCAGAGATTACCGGCAGCTGCCGTCAGCTTGCCCCACGACGCGGCCATGGTTGAATTCCACTTATCCGTGGCCGCCGCCTGCTTCTGGTACTTGCTGATCTCTTCGGTAAGCTTGCCGACATCGATCGTCGCGCCATTGAGGGCGGTATGGATCTGCGCCAGCGTTTCGACCGAGGCACTCGGAAACAGCTTTTCCAGTACCGCCTTCTGTTGCAACGCATCGAGTTGCTTGTAGGAGCCTTGGATAGAGGAGAGGAAGTTCGCCACCGATTGGGCATTGGCAGGGTCGAGCGCCGCCAGGTTACCGCCGAGCGTCTTGACGATGGCGTCGAGCTGGCGAGCCGGTTCGCCGCCTTCGCGGAGGGTGACGTTCAGTTCGCCCATCGCCTGGGCCATGTCGGTTGCGGCTTCCTCGGACAGGCCCAACGCCTTGCCGAGACCCTCGAAGGCACGCAGCTGGCTGACTTCGAGACCAGCGGAAAAGGCATCGCGAATAGCCTTGGCGCTCGCTGCCGCCGCGCCGGAAATCTTGTCGAACAGCTTCCGGAACTGCTGATAGATGGTATAGCCGAGCGCGATGATCGCACCGATGGCGGTCAGTTTCAGGCCGGTCATGATTGCCGTGCCCAATAGCCGTCCGGCGGCGAGACCGGCTCGCGCCAGACCGGTGAAGGCCTGCGAAAACCCGCTGGCGAGCGTGCGGCCCATGGTCGACATCACACGCCCGAGCCGCTGCATCCGCGTCTCGACTATTGCGGTCGAGCGCGAGGCGACGAGTGCCGCGTCGCCGATGGCCTCGATGCCTTTCGCGTCGGCGGGCGTCGGCAGCGCCGCCTTGACGCCTGCGAGCGAATCGCCCCACAGCGACGCCTGCTTGGCCGCGACGCTGGTGGTGTCCTCCGCCGCCTTGCCGACTGCCTCGATGTCCTTTTCGAGATCCTTGATGCCCTTTTGCGCGTCGGATGTGTCGGCGACGACATTGATTTCAAGCTTGTTCGCCATCGCCGGTCCTCACTTCAGCATGCGGCCCACGGCCTCGGAGAGCCGCTTCTGCGCGGCCTTGAGGGCGTCGGCCTGCTTTTCGGAAAGCGCCCGCATGAAAAACGGCACCGGCGGCATGAAGCGCGAGCCGAATTCGACGATGCGGGCGTACCAGGCACCGCCAGCCTTTGCGGCGTCGAAGGCGATCTTGGCCGAGACGATCGAGCCCTTGTTGGCCTCGACGAATGCGTAGATGCCCTGCGGGATCTGGCCCTTGCGGTCATAGATCCGGCCCGACGGCATGCGGTGCGGCCCCTTGGCCGAATAACCGACCTCGACGGCGTTCTGCACCGCGTCGTCGCGAATGATGTTGGCAGCCTCGGCCACGACGCCACGCATCTCCTTCTCGGCGAGATATTTCGTGTCCCGTTCCAGTGCTGCGACGATCTCGTCGGCATTGACCTTGATTTTCAGCATCAGTGCCTCGTTGCGATTTTCGCGCCGAAGATGGCGGCGATTTCCTCCTTGCTGGCGCTGCCGAGGTCGACGGCATCGGATTGATCCTCGTCGATTGCTGCCTTGCCTTTCCTGCGGCGCTCGTCGTCGGCTGCCGCCTCGAAATAGGCGCTCCAGCCTCTAAGCTCGTGCCACGTCATGTTCTGCGTCAGCTGCTCGACCGTCATGCCGAGCTTCAGCGCCAGCCCGTACACCGCCATCGTCAGCGGTGACGGCCTTTCCTTTTTTTTTCGATTTCGGCTGGCCTGCTTCGCCGCTGTCGATACCGATCAGCCGGTTCATCGCAGGCTGCGTCTGCATCGCCAGCGCATAGACGATCGACGAATCGAGCGCCTGCATCTTCGGCCAGGTGACGCGCTCGCCATCGATCCAGAGGAAGCTCGCCAGCAGCCGCAGTCCGTATTCCTGCCCGGAGAGATCGCCCTTCTCCTGAGCGAGATTGAGAACCATCGTTTCGCCCAGCGGCGGGTCGCGCAGCTCGGCCTCGAAGGCGATCACATCGCCAGTGGTGGTTTCGATCCTGACCGGCACCACGACCGAGCGCCGCGCCATGAGTTTGTCGAGCGTTCCCATGGCAAGACCTCAATCGGTGATGAACAGGGGAACTTCGTTGACGACGGCCTCGCCGGAGAACGAGACGGCCTCGTTGGTCTCCATCGTCATGGTGTAACCGGAGATCGTCACCGGCAGGACGATCTCGCCACGGTCGCCGGGAAGCACAATTTCCATCACCCGGCGCTGGCCGTCGAACACGGCGTTGCGCCATTCGGTCTGCGCAGCGACGTCGAAATCGGTAAAGCCCTCGATCGAGATGTTGCCCGGTTGCGGCGCGCCAGCGAGCGATTCCGAACCGCAGAAGGTGGTGACGTCGATGGCATCGGCTGCCTCGACTTCCCACTCCCAGGACGCCAGACAGAAGCGCAAAAGATCGGCGGGGGCGATCGGCGTCGCCTTGCCAGCGGTGACCGGCGTCGCGTTGCCGGAAAGATCCGAGCCTACGAGCGTAAAAGAATTGGCTGGCGTGCCGACCGCAGCAATCGGAAAGGTCTTGCCGTCGAGCGCCGAACCGGTGCCGGACATTGTGACGAGCTGGCCATCGGTGAAATTGGTGATGTCGGTGGAGGCAATGGTCACGACGGCGGGTTTGGCATTGGTGACGCCAGTCACGGCGTAGCCGACGGGAGCGGGGGAAGCGATCTTCTGCAGGTACACTTCGGTTCCCTGAGCGGTGAATTTCGTCATGGGACGGTCCCTTTCGCGAAAGAGGAGTACCCTGAAAAATATTCCTATTCCGGATGCGAATTTGACTGTGAAACATTTACGGTTTCGACGCCTCGCGGCAGCGATACGAGGCATGCGCGTATGAGATCGGGCGGCGGTCCATCGACGCGTTTCGTCTGGGAATGTGAGGCGGATGCGATAGCGCACCATCCTTACAGACCCTCACAAATCCAGCATGTTGTGTGTGTTGTGAGGTCGCGATAGAAATACAACCATTTGGTACGAATCGAACTGCGATCATCCATAAGGCGAAGAATGAAAATTTACTCAGTAGAGGTCGAGAATTTCAGGGGCATTCGGTTCGCAAAAGTGGTCTTGCCTGACCATGCGGTCCTGATCGGAGACAACAATACCGGCAAGTCTTCCTTGCTTGAGGCCATTGATCTCGTGTTGGGTCCCGACAGGCTGAGTCGACGCCCACCCGTCGATGAACATGATTTCTATGAAGGCAAATATCGTGCGATTGCTGTGGAGGAAGGCGGCGACGGAGCCGCGCCTCCCGAGGCACCAAAGATCAATGTTGAGGTGACGATAACAAATCTCTCGGATGAGCAGCAGGCGCGCTTCGGCGACCATATCGAATGGCTGAACACCAGCAGTGGAGCACTATATGACGCACCCGACCCTGCGGGCGTTGATGCCGCCGACGTTACTGCCGCTCTCCGATTCACGTTTGTCGGCGAATACAAATCCGACGAGGACGACTTTGACGGTGCGACCTATTTCAGCCGCAGCCTTGACGACGACACCCCAACATCCTTCTCAAAAAAGGACAAACAGCACTGCGGATTCCTGTTCCTGCGGTCGCTGCGAACAGGGTCACGAGCGCTTAGCCTAGAGCATGGGAGTCTTCTCGACATCATCTTGCGTCTAAAGGAGATTCGCCCACAGATGTGGGAAGACACGATCTCGGCACTCGCCAGTTTCGACGTTGCAAGCGATCCGACGCTGGGCATCTCGGGAGTGCTTGAGAGTATCAACAATTCGCTGAAGAAGTATGTCCCCCGAGAATGGGGTGTGAAGCCGCACCTCAAGGTTTCGAGCCTAACCCGCGAGCATTTGCGCAAGGTTGTGACGGCATTTATTGCGACGGGCAACGGCGACCATGCCGCACCGTTCTTTCGCCAAGGGACGGGCACGATCAACATGCTGGTTCTGGCGATGCTATCCCAAATCGCAGAGGATAAGCAGAACGTGATATTTGCTATGGAGGAGGCAGAGACGGCGATTCCTCCCTACGCGCAGAAGCGCATCGTCCATGAACTGCGCAAGCTCTCCGCACAGTCGATCTTCACCTCACATTCGCCCTATGTTCTGGAAGAATTCAGCCTCGACGAAACCGTCATTCTGTCTCGTTCTGACGATGGGGTCCTGGGTCAGTCAAGGATCACACTTCCGGATAGCGTGAAGCACAAGCGCTATAGACAAGAATTTCGGACGCGTTTCTGCGAGGGCCTGCTTTCACGTCGTGTACTTATCGCCGAGGGAGCCACCGAGGCGACATCCTTCCCGGTCGCTGCGCGGAGATTGGCGGAGTTGAACCCGGCGACTTACGTGCCCATCGAAGCGCTGGGTGTCTGCGTGATCGACGCTGGCACGGAAAGCCAAATCGCGGATCTCGCTGGTCTCTATAGAAGTCTTGGCAAGCGCACGTTCGCCATTTGTGACAAGCAAACGGAAGAGGCCAAGGCTGCCATCGAGGCTCAAGTCGAGCATCTTTTCATGCACGAGGAGAAAGGTATTGAAGACCTAGTCCTGAACAACACCACTGCCGAGGCGCTAGAACGGTTCGCGGATGCACTTCCATGGCCGCCTCATCTGCTTGCGAAATTTCCCAATCCGAAGGCGGAGGCCGCTGCCGCCTTGAAGGAGTACTTCATCAAATCGAAGGGTAATTGGGGCATCGCCGAATTCCTTGCTCAATGCAGCGAGGACGAGATACCGGAATGGCTACGCGATGCCTGCCTCACGCTGAAGAATTTGTGCGATCCTCCTCCGCCGCCACCCGACGATGACGAGGAAGACCAGTTTGCTGATGTCTTCGGTTAGGGCTTAGGTCGCGATGGTTGACCTCACCGAAGCGCAAAAGGAAGTAATCCGCACGGACGGTTATCAGCTCGTTACCGGAGGACCGGGGTCCGGGAAAACGACAGTCTCAATCCTAAAAGCTGCCAAAATCGCGCGCGAGGCGCTACGTCCTGGACAGCGCGTTCTCTTTCTGAGCTTTGCACGCGCAACAGTCTCGCGTGTGCTGGAGGCCATCGACGAAGAAAACGAAATCTCAAGGGAAGAGAAGCAGAGCATCGAAGTCGATACTTATCACGCTTTCTTCTGGCGCATCCTGAAGACCCACGGTTATCTCGTCGGCCTTCCTCGGCGCATGACGATTCTGACGCCGCCAAATGAGGCGATTGCTTTGTCCTCAGTGCGTAACGGCTACAAGGCGCAGTCAAGACTCTCGCCCGAGGAGAAGGTGGAGAAGAAATCACGCGAAGAAGCTGAGCGTATGCGGCTTGCGACGGAGCAAGGCAAGATCTGTTTCGACCTGTTCGCAGATCGAGTGGCAACCCTGCTGCATGGATCACAGAAGGTGCGGGCGCTGATCTCCACAATGTATCCGTTTATCATTCTGGATGAATTTCAGGACACGAGCCGCGACCAATGGCGGGTCGTGCATGCTCTCGGGATGGAAAGCACGCTCATCGCCCTTGCTGACCCTGAGCAGCGCATTTTCGATTTTATCGGCGCTGATCCGGCGCGACTGGACCATTTCAAGGCAGCCTTCAATCCGTCTATTCACGATCTCGCTGGCGATAACCACCGCAGCAAAGATACCGAAATCGTGTTGTTCGGAAACGACATCTTAGCTGGAAGATTTCGCCAAGGCGACTACCAAGGAGTCGAATGCGAGGGATTCGAATCGAACAACAACCAGGCGTTCGCGACTTTGGTGACACAGGTGCTCCAAGCGCGTAGACGCTTGATTGATAGCGGCAAGCGCAACTGGTCACTGGCGATACTTGTCCCAACCAAACGCATGACGCGCCTAGTTTCTGATGTGTTGCGCGAGCCTTTTGGCAACTTGCCAGCAATCAGTCATACAGCTTCCGTTGACATGGAAGGGCCGATCCTCGCGGCGGACATTCTCGCTTTTCTGCTGCAAAAAAGGCTCGACCCCGGCAGCTTTGACGAACTCGTGCGGCTCTTGTGCAGCTATTTCCACGGACGCGGTGGTAACGCGCCAACAAAAACGGACATGGGCGAAGCAGCTCGCCTTCAAGGGGCATTGGTAAAGTGGAATGAACGTCTGACCAAGGGAAGGTCGGCGCCTGGAAACAGTGTGTTGAACGCGACTGCTTTGGTCTACGAAGCGGCAATGGCGGAAATTCTAACGGGCGATCCGGATAAGGACTGGCGAGCGCTGCGTGCGGTGCTGGAGAGCGGCGCATGTTCCCGCTTCCAAGAGGTCGCCAAAGAGGTGCGGAATGTGCGCTTGCTTGAGCGTGGAACGCAACTTCGACAGGGGCTCGCTCAGGACTGGCGAGACTTTGGGAGCTATCGCAACGCCTTGGCGATAACCCGGCAGTCATTTATGCAAGAGCACTTTGCCACGGCACACAAGCCCGAATCCGGAGTGGTCGTGATGAATATGCACAAGGCGAAGGGAAAGCAATTTGACGAAGTAATAATCTTCGAGGGCTGGCCGAGGCGCGTCAAGCGTAAGATCGTTGCCAATCCAGATCGCATCGTCACCTCGAACGTGCGCAATGGCGCGATGACCCAAGCACGTCAGAATTTTCGGGTTAGCGTGACGCGCGCCAAGCAACGGACTACTATACTCACCCCGCAAGATGACATCTGTGTGCTGCTCATAGCGGACGAAGATTGAATGGTTCTCGGCCATGGCTGACCTTACTTTGTTGGCCGGTTTCGACCCGCAGCGATGTTTTCGGTCACGAGTCGCAGCATGCGCGCCTGCGTTTTCACACCCGGCTCCTTGCGGCGGTTAACGACGTCGATCAACGACTCCGGCGAGGCCGAACCATAGGAACGCGCGAAGGCATTGATGCCGATCTCGCGGATCACCTGCTTCACCGCGACCCGCAGCTCGCCCCATTCAATGTAACGGAATTCGATCACAAGCGGCTTGCGCGGCGCGCCGAGCGCGTCGGTTTCGACGTGATTGTTTACAAGTTCGAACAATGCCTTTTCGAGAATCCGCGCAGCGCGGGTGCGATCCGCTGCCATCGGAAACGACAGCGTCACGGCAAGCATCGCTTCGTCCAGGCGGTCGCTCAATTCGGTTCGTCCTCCTTCACGACGGACACGTCGCGCCACAGGTAGAAGACGGTTTTCTCACCCTCGACATGGAACCGCTGCTGCAAGACCGAGTCGCCTTTGGCGCGTTTCTTCCATCGGAGTTCGGCAAGCGGCGTCAGGACTGCACCTTTCGGAATGTCCTTTTCTTCCATTTCGTCACCCTCCGGCGGATAGCCGTTATCAGGAAAGCGCTGGTGAATAGTCCGCCATGTCCCATCTCTGCTGGACGCGCCAGCCGCGACTTTCCTCGTCATAGTAGGAGATCTCCGAATCCAGCAGTCCGCCGCCAGCCGACGAGGCGACCAGATCGCGCAGCGCGACGCGGCCCTGGTCGGCGAGCCTGCGAGCGCCCTCAGCGGTTTCGTCGTAATAATCCACCTGAATGCCGGGGCGCGACAGATCGGTGTCGGTGCCGCAAAATCCGCCGTACCAAACGGAGGCGACGCGGTTGACGATCACCACCGGCAGCGGCGCAGGGATATTGTCCGGCGGCTGCGGCTGCATCCCGTAATAGACCTCGGCGGCAAGCCGTGCATCGAGCAGATCGACTATATCCTTCTCGATCATCGTTTCGCGCCTCCGTGCTTGCAGATCAGCAGATAGTCGTTGCGGCTCGCCGTCGGCTGCACTCCGACGATTTCGTAGACATCGCTGGTATCGACATCGACCAGCCGCCACGCCGGATCGATCCTCTGGCCGGGAATTTCGCGAAGCCGGATCCGGGTGGTGCCCTCGGCGAGTTCGGTGGCGGTGGCGAAATATTCGCGACCGGCTCCCGCTTCGAGAATTTGGCAATTGACCTCGGCGACCAACGCCCATGTCTTCTTGGCCGCGCCCATGGCATCGTCTGCGGTGGTGAACCGCTCGACCCGCACCCGGTGGCGCATGACGCCCGCCTTCATGGCTCGACCTCCTCGACGATCACCTTGATCTCGACGCCCGCCGGTCGCTGGATCGTCACGTAGACCGTGGCAATCGCCGGTTCCGGCGTTGGGGCCGGTGGGGCGGGTGCAAGCCATTTTCTAAGGGTCTCTTCCGTCCCGTTCCAACGGTTGCCATCGACAGGCTCGGGAATACCGGCGACCGGAGCACTGTCGGTATATTGCCAAAGCGACCAGCAAGGCCATGTGCCTTGCGGCCATGTCGGCGCTGCGTCCTCGGAGTACTGCGCGATCCATAGGGACGTGTTTTCCGCGAGATAGGCATCTCTCGACTCGCCGAGCTGTTCCTTGATGGTATGGCCCGAATAAACCGTAACCTGCAGGTCTCGGCGCCAGTCGCGAATGTATTTCACCGCCGCGACCAGTTCGTCGAGCGTGGCGTCGGCTTCGTGATCGATGCAAATGCGTTCGCCCGCTTCCGGCAGGACGACGGCGAGGTAGTGTGCCATCTGCGCCTCGATCTGGCCTCCGTGCAGGTAGTGATAGGACGAGACCAGCAGTCCAGCCGCCTGCGCGTCGATGCGCCGCTCGAAAAACGTCGGGTCGATATAGGTCGTGCCCTCGGACGCCTTCATGATCACGCCGACGGTGCCGAAGCCCATGAGCGTCGGCCAGTCGGGCTCAGAATTGTGATGCGACAGATCGACGACGATCGGATTCATGCGCGCGGCACCCAATAGGCGGTGATCAGGGAATTGGCATAGGGCGCGACGTCGACACCGCCGATCGAGACCATCTCGCGGTTCTCGTAGAGGAAAGCGCCGATCCTGAAACAAATATCGAGGATGCCAGGCGGCAGGTCGGCGCCGGTCTCGTAGCCGGTGGCAAGCGTCACCACCGCCAAGGCGGGCCAGCTCGCGCCCGCGACCGGCTGCAGCCATTGCCGCGCCATCTGGTCGGTTCCGACCGTGCCGACAAGCTCGAAGTCGGCGGAAACATCGCCGCCGTCCTGATCGGTGACGACGAAATCGTCAATCGGCTGCAACGGCACTTCGACGCTGCCCGCCACGCCGGAGGGCAGGCTCCAAACGAAGCTGGCAGCAAACACATGGAATTCCGTCAACCGCTCGAAGGTATCCAAGGCCCGCGTCAACGCCGATTTCAGGTAATCGTCGTCGCGCGAAAATTCGACACGGCAATGGCTCTTGAACAAAGGCAGCAGTTCGCTGGCGAGCGCCGTTCTGTCGATGGAAATTCGCTCAAGTTTCATCGCTCACGCCCCGAGGTTGTCCACCGTCGTCGGGATGACGACTTCCACCCACTGGCCGTTTTTCCGCGCGTACATCTTTCCGTCAGATGGCGCGTCCGAAAGCTTGGCGTCGACGGCGGCTTTGCTGCTGGTCTCCGCCCATGCATTGTTCTGTCGCGCGTAAAACCTGCCGTCGTTCGGTGCCTCGCCGATCTTCCCGGCGATCCCGGCGTTGATCGCGCCAATGTCGGTATTGTACTTCGTCAGCGTGACTGTTTCGGTCCATGTGGCATTGAAGCGCGCATAGATTTTGCCGTCCGACGGCGCGTCGGAAAGCTTCGCTGCCAAGCCGGAATCGAACGCCGCCTTGGTGATCGACTCGATCCATGCGGCATTGCGGCGCGCATAGCTCTTGCTATCGAGCGGCGCTTCCTCGATGCCGCCACCAGTGCCACCGCCTTCGCCCGGCGGTCCCTGCGGACCTGTGAGGTTCTGGCCGGTGTCGCCCCATATGCCAGCGCCGTTCCATTGCCAGAGCTGGCCGGTCAAGCGATCGAGATAGGTATCGCCGAATTCCTGCCCCGGCGAGACCGGATCGCCTTCGCCCGAATACATCGAGACGCCATCCATGCCCGACGGTCCCGTCGCGCCCGGCGGTCCCGGCTGGCCTTCCGCTCCTTCCGGTCCTTGCGGCCCTTGAAGTCCCTGCTGTCCCTGCGGTCCTTGTGGTCCCGGCTCGCCCTGAATGCCCTGCGCTCCCGGTTCTCCGGGCTCGCCTTGCGGTCCAGCCGCGCCGACCGTGCCCTGTGGTCCTGTTGGCCCTTGCGGTCCCGGCGGTCCCGGCGGACCGGGGATTCCTTCGCCACCATCGCCGCCGCCACCACCGACGCCACCTGATGTCGGTCCGACCGGCACCCACTCGCCGTTGCGGCGCGCGTAGGCGGTGTCGTCGAGCGGCGTATCCTCGACGAGCGGTTCGTCGTCGACCAGCAGCTTCATTTTCTGCCCATCGAAGATCAGGGCGTCGCTGCCCGACAATCTGCCGTCGGCATCCCAGACCGCCACCTGATCTTCGGAACCGGAACCGACCATGGCGCGACGTCGAAAGGAAAGCGGCTGATCGTTCATGCCCCGCGCTCCCGATGATAACGGTCGAAGGCCGGTGAGAGATCGACTATCACGGCGCGGCCATCGTCGAGCGTCAGGCGCAGCGTGAAGCCGTCGCAGGTGCCGCCCTTGACGCCAATGCCCGGATCGCCCTTTGCTCCAGGCGGGCCGCGCTCGCCGGGTTTGCCGCGGCTGCCTGCCTTAACGGCAAGCATCCAGTCGTCGCCAGGAAGCGGGCCGGGATCGTCACGGCGGGCGATCCATTCGGAGCCGTCGAAGGCGACGCGGTCGAGCTTCAGGTAACCAGCCTTCGGATCGTAAAGCCCGCGCGCCTCGCCAGCGTGAGCGTCCTTGCCCTTTAACGCGACCGGCGACCAATCGTCGTGCGGCGGGCGGCGGGCGGTGTCGCGGCGCGCACAAAAGGTCGAGCCTTCGCAATGGACGAGCTGGCCGCTATGGAAGACGCTGCCGTCGATCCATTCGCTCGGCGGCTCGAATGTGCCCTTCTCGCCGCGTTCGCCCTTTTCGCCGCGCGGTCCCGGCGGTCCGGTCTCGCCGCGAAGGCCGCGCGGTCCCATTTCACCTTGCAGGCCCTGATCGCCGCGCTCGCCCTTTTCGCCGCGTTCGCCCCGTTCACCCCGTTCGCCGCGCTCGCCTTTATCTCCGGGCGGTCCCTCTTTTCCATCCGCACCATCTTTGCCTGGTGCCCCGTCGTTCCCATCTTTACCCGGCGGGCCGGGATCGCTTTTTTCGCCCTGTTCGCCGCGCTCGCCTTGAGGGCCGGTCGGGCCGGTTTCGCCCTGCGGGCCGGGATCACCCTGAAGTCCCGGCTCGCCGGTTTCGCCGCGTTCACCGCGCTCGCCATTTTCGCCGCGCTTGCCGTTATCTCCGGGCGGTCCCTCTTTTCCATCCGCACCATCTTTGCCTGGTGCCCCGTCGTTCCCATCTTTACCCGGCGGGCCGGGATCGCCTTTTTCGCCCTGTTCGCCGCGCTCGCCTTGCGCTCCGGGCATGCCGTCGCGAACCGCCGCGACACGTTCGGAAAGATCAAGAACAATCGTCTTCTGCTCGGCCCTGAGCTCGGCGATGACGGCTGCCACCGCATTGCTCACCCGGTCGCGTTCCTCGGCGAAACGTGTTCCGAGAAAGCGCAAGATTTCATTGAAGCGGTCGTCGGCCATCATGGTCCTCCATGCCAGCGAAGAACGCCGTGAAATCCAGTTGCTGTTTTTCTTCTTCCGGCTCTTCCGGCTCCGCTGCTGGCGGCGGCGCGGGCGCGGCTGGCGTTGCCGGTTGTTCCGCTGTCTTCGCCCATGCGGACAATGGCACCACCTGCTGCTGCACGCGTGGTTCGTTGCCATAGGGGGTCGTTGGCAGATCCTCGCTGTTGCGCGCTTCGTCCGGCGCGAAAACGCCACCCTGGACGCCGCGCACCAGGGCTTCGATGCGGTCTTTGTAGGCCACCCGCAAAAGCGCTCTCGTATCGAATTCAACATATTCGTCGGGCCATCCCTTCAGGCCGAAGAACTGATCGAACGCCACCTCGATATGGTTGATGGCGAAGCCAAGCCCGCGCGACAGCCAGAATTGCATCAGCGCTTCTGTCGAGGAAAACGTGCCTTGCTCCGCGAGACCGAGGATCGCGGGCGGCACGCCGTAGACCATGAAAATTTCGTTTTGGGTCAGCTTCAACGCCTCGGCGACTTCCGCCTCCTTGGCGCTCATGGCGATGCCGTGAAATTTCAGGCCGTTGGTGAGGATCGGCGGACCGCCGCCGAGATTGTCGACGCCACGCCATGCATCGTTCAGGCGCTGGCGCAATTCGGTCACCTGCGCCTTGGTAAGATTGAGTTCGGTTTCGACGACGCCAGGCGGTCGGTTCATGTTGCCGAAAAAGTTGATCAGTTGCGATCCGATTGCCGCCTGCGCGGCTATGGCCATTTCGGCATGGCGCAGCGGCGGAATGCCGACGAGCGGTTCGCCGGGTTTTGCTTCGAGCTTGATGTGCAGCACGTCGCGGGCAGGGGCGACGCCATATTCGCGGGCGCGGCCTTGGCTTTCGAGCACGTTGTTTCCGGCGAGTTCGTAAAAGATGCCGCCTTCCGTCGAGATCACCGGCTTCGACTGTCTCGGATCAAACGGGTGCAACTGATCGACCTCGAAGCGGTTGTTGCGCTCGGCCAGATGATAGGTGTTGCCTTCGATATAGAGATCGCGAACGAGGTTCATGACGAAGTCGGATCGCGACTGATATTCGTTCGGGCTTCTGAGGATCCGCGACAGCGCCGAATTGGTCACGCGCTCGCGCCCGCCGTTTGGCAGCGTCTTCCAATGGTCGCCGGGGCATTGAGCGATGGTCTGCGCATAGGCGGCGACGCATGCCTCGACGACGGCCCCGCGAGCGCCGGAAACGGGATCGTATCCCATCTGCCAGAAGTTCAAGTATTGCCCCCATGCCTGCGGCAGGACGCCGTCGGGGTTCATGACCACCCAAGGCCCGTCGCGATATTCACCCTCGCGCGGCAGCTCGGACGACCGCCGGAATGGTTTCAGCAGTTGCTGAATGATCCCCGGCATCGATCATTCTTTCGTTTCGCTCTGGCGTGTCTTGTAGGTTGCGCCCTTCTCAGGCTCGGGCGTCGCCGCCTTTTCGGTTGCCGTCTGTTCCTGCTTTGCCTTCGGCTTTGACGGCTCGTCTTCGCCGCGCAGTTTGCGCGCCGCCTTTTCCGCCGCCGCTGCCGCCTTGTTGTGGTCGACCTCTTTTGTTTCGGCTGCCGGATCGTAAGGGTCGCGCGCCCATCCGTCCGAGATCGCCGACTTCGCATCGGCCTCGTCGAGCGCGATGATGCGACCGGCATAGGGGCCAAAAAGCGCTTCGACATGTTTTGTCGCCATGATCGTTCCTCCAGAAAAGAACCGGGCGGCGCGATATTGAGCCACCCGGCGAAGTTGGGGAGATTGGGGTTTCCCCTCACCAGGTCACATTTTCCATCCATGCGACCATGCCGGAACGGCGCATCGACCAGTTCATGTCGAGCAGCATGCGCACGCCGATGGAGGCCGTCTGCCACAGCGAGCGGACCGGGCTCGCGGTGACCGGAGTGCCGCCGCCGCCGACGATGGGCAGTGGCGTCGTGTCTTCCTCGTGGATCGTCGCCTGATCGGAGACGTCGTATTCGGGCATGTCGCCGGTCGCCGAGGCGAAGTCGGCGGCATCGACGGCGATCACCGTGTTGACGGGCACGGTCGGCGAGACGATGAACCGCAGATTGAGACGGCGGCCTGCCTCATCGGTGGATGAGAACATGAACTCGCCCGTCGTCGTCTGCTGGAAGGCAATCGCAATCGCCTGGGCCGGATTGATCAGCACGGCGATGTTGCGACCGCCGCGGCTGGCTGTGATTGCGGTCACCAGATTCTTGAGATCGGCGATCATTGCCAGCGGGTCGGTTTCGTCGGTTGGCGTCAACGGCGTGACGCCGTTCAGCAATCCAGCCGGACGGATTGCCGTCGCCGGGTTTGCGTCGATCAGCGTCGTGTCGACGGTGACCGCCGTATCCTCGGCCATGGCCTCGCGCAGCACACCTTCAATCGACGGAGTCGAATGCGCGGCAAGCTCGCGGGTGAAGGTCGAGATGACGCCGAGTTTCTTCGGCACCAGGGTGATCGACGTGAAGCCGACCCGGCGGACCGGGATGGGTTCGCCTTCACCGACCCACGCGCCCGAGACGTTCGGCGTCGCGGCGCGCGACGGGATCTTGATCTGGCCGTTGCGCCCGAAGGTGAAACGCGCGCCCATTGACGACAGTGCCGGATAGATCGAGTCGCGCGGCAGCAGATCGAGATAGTCGCCGATGGCCTGCTGCACCAGCTCCTGTGCCCATGTCGGCACGTCGGTCTTGGCCGGGTTGACCGCTGCCCGGACCATGATCTGCACGGCATCGTCGTTCGGATAGACCGCCTTCAGAATAGCGTCCGGGGCCTGCTTGTGGACATGCGCCAGGAATTGCACGACCGCGCCGCGAACGAGCAGATCGCGGGGCTGAAATTTCTTTGCCGGGACGGCGTAGGGCCGTTTTTCCGACAACGCTGCCTGCTTGGTCTCTGACGGTTGATGTTCGATGGCGCGGACAGCAATCGCCTGTTCGATCTTCCTGTCGCGCTCCAATCCAGCTTCGAGGTCGGCGATCTGGTCCGGCAGTTCCGCCATCAGGCCGCTTTGATCCTCGTCGGGCTCGTCGAGATTCGACAGTTCGACGAGCTGGTCCTTCAGATTGTTGATGTGTTTTTGCGCGTCCTCGATGCGCTTTGCGAGTTTAGACATGGTATTTGCCCCGGACTTTGCGGGTGGCTGACTGGCGAGCTTGCCGGGGGAGGGAGCCGACGCGGGCAACGGCGCACGGGCGATCTTGCCGCGCAGTTGTTCGCGAATGTCGGCGGAAAGTGCGAAGCTCCTGCCGACCTGCAGCGCGTTCGGATTCGCCGGAACGGCGACAAGCGAGCATTCGACGAGCTTGTTCTTGATGTAGCGGAACGGCCCCCAGTTGGGATCGGCCTTGGTATCCAGCGGCTCGGATTCGAGCGGATAAAAGCCGACCGAGACGGCGCGCAGGATGCCCTGGTCGCGCAGGCGGCGGACTTCGTCCACGAGCCTCGACGTGCCTTCGACGGCGAGCCGCAGTCGGCCTATCAGCCTTCCCTTTTCGACGCGCACGTTTTCCCATGCGCCGACGATGGCGCTCTGGTTGTGGTTGAACAGGGCAATCGGGTTGCGCTTGAATTCACCGAGATCCCAGCCGTCGGCGGCGATCACGTCGCCGTAGCGATCAACGGTCTCGTCCGAGAGCACGTATTCGAGCGGGTCGGTTTCGGATTGCTTCGCAGCGCGGTAGACGAGACCTTGCATGGTGCCAAGCCTTGAAGGTTGCTTGGCTGGTTCATTTACACCCTACCGGCGTAACATGTCCGTTACAGCGGTGCGGCGCACGGCGAGCGATTTCAGGCGAATGACTGTGTCGTAGGAGGGCCGCGAGGTTTCGCCATTGGCGATCCGCCACACGGTCATGCGCGAGAGACCCGATTCTCGGGCGATCTCGGTCGGCGTCATGCCTTGGCTTTCCAGACCGGCAATGATGGCGGCGAATTCTTCCGGCTTCATAAATCCCGATTATAGCAGCGAAAACGCGTCAAGCGGAAATCGGTGTTGTGATCGCCTTGTGCCTGAGAGGTACAGCGGAAGGGAAGGGAAGGGAATTGGCGATCGCCACCGCGCTTGCAACTCCGCCCACAAATACGCATATATATGCGCAGGAGCGCGACAGCAGGCGGATTGTCCAACGGCTGGAATACCGAACCCGGCAGGCTGGATGGGAGCGACGAATGAAAACCTATCTGGCACTCATCGAGCCCGGAGACGAGCGCCATGCGCATGGTAGTTACGTTCCCGGATCTGCCCGGCGTGCATTCAGCTGCCGACGACGAGAACGACATTCTTCCGAAAGCGATCGAGGCGCTGCAATTGTGGGCCGAGGACATGGACATGCCGGAGCCTTCGGACATGGCCACCGTTACAAGCCTGAAGGAAGTGCGCGAGCGGCTCAACGCTGGCCACTATCTCATCGCCATTCCGTTCATCGAGAACGACACGGCTGTCGTGCGTGCCAACGTCACCTTCGAGCGCGGTCTGCTCAGGGCAATCGACACGGCTGCGAAGGGTCGCTCTCTGACGCGCTCGGCCTTTCTGGCCTGTGCCGCACGTCGCGAGATCGAGGGCGCGCATTAATAGCAATCTATTTTTTCCGCCCTTGGATCATTCGTGTTATTCTCGGTTTGTTCCCTCCCTAATGGAACGCCTCCTCTGGTTAGTTGTGTTAGGAAACGCCCTGCTACTCGTGCGGGGCGTTTTCGTTACTTCCGATACTTTCGAACGAATATCGAAAATGCAATCCCGAGAATGAGACCGGTGAATAAGCCCATTCCGAGAATAAGCCCGACTTCGTAAGCGGTGTACATTCCAAATTTCCCTTCTGGGGGATCGTTCTGTTACCGGAACATTCCTCGCACGTCTCGCGGCGCGGTGGAGCATCGGCTCGTCGCCTGCGCTTGTATTGAGCGACACCACTTGGTGCTCGCCGTCGCCGCAATCGAAGGCGGTGGTTTGCGTCACCTTGCGTTTCATTGGCCGGTCCTCGCGCGCCATTCCTCAAACGTCTCGTCGGCGTGGATGTATCCCAACCGGGCGGCTTCGAGCCGGATGCGGCGGCGCTTCTGCTTGCGGATTGCTATGAGCACTGCAGCGATCACGACGACGGCGACGATGATGATTTCCATCGGTTAGTTTTCCCTGACCACGCTGATCGTCATCGAATCTTCCGAAAACAGCATCTCGATATCGCAGCCGTCGCAGGCGGCGTTGATGACTAGCCCCGGCTCGATGAAATCCGCCCCGTCGTCGCCGCCGAAGGATGCCTGCTTGTTCTGCCACCATTCATCGAAGGGGAGCGTCTCGGGATTGCATTCGCGAGCATAGGCGATGACCGTTTGTTCGCCCTCGGGCTTAATGCCGTTGTGCATCAGATAGACGCCATGATCGCCGACGATCCAGAAGCCAGCGCCGCTGTCGTCGTAGCCGTAGAGCGGCTGGTGCCCGTTCGGCCATTTCTCGGTGGCGTCCGCCACCAGCCGAACGAGGTCGGCGTTCGGGAAGGTCAGTTTCATGGTTGATTGTCCTCGGTTGGTAGTGGTGGCCTGAATTTCGCCTCGACGGAAAAGCCGAGCACCTGCGACCAGAGATATGCGGCGGAGGTGGCTTCGTCCTCGGTTGCGAAGCGCTGGACGGTCTTGCCGGTCAACGCCCTGAACTGTTCCAGCTGCTCGATGCGCTCGGCAATCGGCACACCCTTGCCCTGCCGCCAGAGCGGCACCGTGACGACCCAGTTCATGACGCGCCTTTGGCGATGGAGTTTGCGTAGGTTTCGGCTTGGTCGAGTTTGGCAAAAGCAGAGCCGGTATCGCCGACCCGAAACAGTTTGCCGAAGCGGCTGCTCTCGACGATGCGGATGGCGTGGCCGTTGACCACCTTGACGGTCATCTCATCAAAATGGACCTTGATGCGGCGATTATATTCTTCGGGACCGACGGATTCGATCAGGGCGAGGCGGGCGGCGGGATCGTTCCAGTTCATGTTTTGTCCTCGTCGATGTCCACCGCGCCATGCTCGCTTTCCGACCAAGCGTCGTCGACACCGTTCAGGAAGTCGGCCATGAAGTCATCCTGTATTGCAGGCATCGACAGCAGCCGGACGATTTCCCAGACATCGTCCTCGTCGTCGGATCGGATGCATAGAACATTGCGAATCTCCTCTTCGCCGATTTTTTCGCCGCCGTAGACCTTGTCCACCATCTGCATGATGCCTTCGGGGAAATCGCTGACACTCTTGTCGAGCAGCGGCTTGACCAAACCGAGATAGAAGGCCCTGCTTTTTTCGCCGCCGTCCTCGGCCAGTTCGAGATGTTCCTCGACAAACTGCACGCCCTTGGCATGGGCGGCAAAGCCCAAGAAACTGTGACGCTCCAGCCGCAAGTAGCGCCCGAGCGGGCCGGTGCGACAGATATAGTCGAGCAACAGATTTTGCGTCTCTTCGAGGGGAAGGTCTATGGTCACGGGGATCTTCATTTGATGTCAGAGCTTTCTTCTTTTGAGTTACTACCGAAGGGAGTGGATTTTCCTTAGTTGAATTCGCGGATCCTCTCGAAGGCTTCGACCTCGCCCTTGATGCAATGTTCGATCATCCGGTAATCCATGTCATCGCCGCGAAGCCACTTGGCGGTGCACCGCTCCTTGATGCTCTTTTTCAGGTCGGCTGGCATTTCGCCCGTAACCTTTTGGTCTGGCTTCGGAATGGCCTTGCCGCCAGAAAGTCTGTCCACCTCAGACCAGTAATTCTCCTGCGCCGATACTTGACCGGCGAGGCAAACTGCGGTGACGATCAGAAAATATTTCATCGTGGTTGGCAGCGCCTTCCTCATTTCTGTGTACCTTTTTTGTCGAGGGGTTCTTCCTGCGTCTTGGGCAGTTCCTTGCCCATCAGGCCGAGGGTCATCTGGTAGCTAATCGCGAGGTTGGGAAGCCATTCGATTGCATGATCGCGATTGATATCGAGCGCCGCCTCCTTGCCGTCGCACGCAGAATCCGCCTTTGCCATTTCCAATGCATCGAAATAGGAGCGAAGCAGATCGTGCGGAGTAAGATCAATGGCGATCAGCGTCGGCACCGGATTTTTGCTGAAGGCGTCGCGCCAGACCACATCGGCCTGCGATTGGCTTTTCCCCTTTTTCACAATCTCGCTCTTGGTGATGGTTTCTACCACCTTAAGGCATTCGGGACCGAGCTTCGGCTGGTCGGTGGGCTTGGCTTCTTCGGCGAAGGCAGGGGCGGCAAGCATCATCGCTGCCGCTGCAATGATCAGCTTTCTCATTTGTAGGTTTCCTTGAGGAGCTTGCGGGCGGCGACGCCCATGTCGATGTAGCTGGCCTTGCCGCCGCGAATGTCGCGCTCGACAATCTTGCCTTCGGCAAGCCAGAGGCGCTCGTGCGGCGTGAAGATTTCCTCCATTTCGGCAGGCAAGTATTGCAGCACGTATTCCTGCGGGTGTTTGCCGCCGGTCTCGCTGTAGAGCAGAAATGTAATCATTCGTGTTCGCCCCTCTGGATCGGCAGTCTTGCCTCTCTGGTAAGTTTTGATATATACAATCCACGAGTGAGTTTCAATATTGGTATATACGAATATGCGAAAAAAGGCACTTTATAAGAGTATCGCCTACCGCATCGTCCTGCCGCTGCCGGATGGCATGCGCGAAGCGATCGACGAGGCCCGCCTGGAGGACGAAAGCCGCGCCGCCTTCATTCGCACCGCCGTCGAGAACGAGCTGGCGCGTCGGCTCCGGAAGAAAGCCGGATGATGTATTTCATTCTCGACCAACAGCACCGACCAATCAGGACGACCGACGTCCTCTATTGGGCTGCGTGGTTCGAGAACACCGAGGACAATCGGCGCGTGGCATTGACCGAGACCGAGAACTGGCAGGTATCCACCGTCTTTCTCGGCCTCGATCACCAGATCGGCAGAGGCCCCGCCACTACTGTTCGAAACCATGGCCTTTCGGAAGGGCGGCGGGGACTATGAGCAGTGCGAGCGCTACTCGACATGGGATGACGCCGAGGCGGGGCATGCTGCGATGGTAAGGCGGCTGCAAAGGCAGGAAGTCGAGGCTCCGACCGGCTCGCCATCGAGCACCTCCATGACTAACAGGCAAGTCGCAAAGGAGGAAGAATGATGCGGGCAGGCACTACCAACGGTCTCGACATCTATGTCGTCTGTCACGATCCTTCGGACTTTCCGGGTAAATACACATGCCGCTGCCAGACCATCTACCATGGTGGAGGAAGTATAGGCGGCTCTGAAATCTCGCTCGAAGTGCTCGTTGCCGACCGCATCGAGCCGATCCGGGCCGAGATGCGGAGACGGGGACTTTATCGGTTGCCCCGTTTCCCGAACGACGATCCGGTGATCGTCGAATGCTGGCTTTGATTTCAAGAGGAGGAAAGCAATTGCCGCAGGTGATCGAATTCCAGAATGCTCGGGCGCAAAAGGCCGTCCTAAGCAAAGGCAACATCCGCGAGTATAACTTCCGCGACATCTATGAACTGACCGCGTTCGTGGCCGGTGAAATTCTCGCTTCGAAAATGAAATACTCGAAACTGGCGGACAAGGCTGGCATCTGCCCGCAGACCGTTTCCAATATCGTTCACGGCGTCACCCGCAGCCCGCGCGCTGCCACCGTGCTTCAGCTTCTGAAAGCCTTGGGCTTCGAAGTGTTCGTCAGGGGGTGACCGATGAATAGCGAACAACTGATCGCCGGGATCGAGGCCGAGATCGCTGCAAAGCGAGCCGAGATCGACAAGCTGGAAATCGCCGTCGCCGTCATCGAGCGCATGGCCAAGACAAAACGGCAGGAAGCGCCGCTGTTTACCGTCAGGAAGCGGGTGGAGGAGAAGCCGAAGGGGGCGAAGCCGAAGGTCACTATGGCCGATGCGCGGGCGAAGATCCTCGAAGTGCTGTCCGGTGGCGAAGCGCTAACCTCGGGCGAGATCGCCGAGCGCGGCGGGCTGCCAGCCAAGGCGGTCTGGAACGCCGTCTATTCGATGCGCCAGAACGGCACCATCGCCACCAACGACGAAACCCGCAGGCATTCGCTGCCAGCGGCAGCGCCGGAGCCTCAAGCCGCGACCGATGCGGCGGCATAGAAAGGACGCGTCATGACGCCGGAAGGACGAAGGCGGCTGCGCCAGTGGCGTGGCCGGAACACCCAAGAACAGGCGGCGAAGATACTCGGCGTCTCGGCAACGGCCTATTGCCGATGGGAAACCGGCACGCGCGAAATCAGGCCGGTGAACTATGCCAAGATCGCGCGGCTGACCGGCATCCCCATGGCCGAGCTTCTGCCTGCCACAGCCGATGCGCCGCCGCCAGCGCCGCGCAAACGCGGCAGGCCGAGAAAGCAGCGGCTGATTGTACGCAACGAAGTGCGCGATGGATTGCGGATGGTCACCATGTTTCCAGTGCCGCCGCTCTCGACAGGCCTGATCAGGATTCACGGCAAGCCGCACATCCGCGTCGCGGCCCCGTCGCGACAGATGCCCGTGAATGCCGGTTTCGCTGCGGTATAGCAGGATTTGCGTATCGCGGCGAAGGGCGGAACGCATGGGGTAGCTGGAAACAGCCCATGCGTTCCGTGTCCGGTTAAAACCCTTGGGGGGACCGCATGAAGATATCGATGAAAGGCCGCGATCTGGTCTTTGACTTCATCGCCGAGACGGGACGCAAGTGCGGCGACTGCGCGCTCTGTTGCAAGCTGCTGCCGGTTCGCGAACTTCATAAGCGCGGCGGCGAGCGTTGCCGGTTCCAGCGCCACCGCAAGGGATGCACGATCTATCATCGTCCCGACAAGGGATTCCCGCCGTCATGCGGCCTCTGGTCCTGCGTCTGGCTTTCCGACCCCGGCGAGACCGGAACGATGCGCCGCCCGGATCACGCCCACTATGTCGTCGACCCAATGCCGGATTTCATCGTCGTCCGCAATGAGGGCATGGCCGATCAGCGCATCAACGTCGTTCAGGTCTGGCTTGATCCGGCCTATCCCGAGGCGCATCGCGATCCCGGCCTGCGCGCCTATCTTGCCATGCGCGGTAGACGCGACGGTTTCGCGGCGCTGATCCGCCTCAATGAAAGTGATGGCTGGGTATTGTTGCCGCCAGCGATGACGCCGGACGGACAATGGCACGAGCGCGGCTCGCGCAGGAGACCGGAGGATTGCGACGTGGTCCTCGAACGCTCGCCGGACGAAATTTACCGCTGACTGAAAAACCGCCGCATTGCCTCACAGGAATGCATTTCGCAGGCGGGACGATGGAAGATGCCGGGGGAGGTTCGTTTTCGCGCTGGCGGGCTTCCTGACAGGCAAGGCGCCGTTTTCTCAAGCGACCAAGTTGGCGATATCCAGCTCAGCTTCCGTTCTCAGCCGACAGGCGGCGACCGCCATCACCGCAGCGACGCCCGCGTCGATCCTGCCGAAAGACTTGGCCTTGGTGAGCTTGCGGTTCCCGGCGGCGTCGCTGTCGATCACCGCGTTCGATATGCACCAGCGCAGCACCGGGTGCCCGCCATGGAACAATTTGCCTTGCACCGCCAGTTCCTCGAACGCCTCGATGGCGGGTGACATCGACTTGTAACCCTGCCCGAACGGCGACAGCGGCACGTCGACGCCGAGCCGCGCGAACGATTGTTTCAGGACGTCGATCCGCCACATGTCGTAATTGACGTTGGCGAACGGAATGGTCGACGACAGTTCGCCGACGTCGGCGGCGAGAAAATCGTAGTCGAGCACCTGTCCAGGCACCGGGATCAGAAACCCCTTGTCGGCCCAGACGCGGTAGGGCGCGCGGTCGCGCAAGCCGCGTTCGTCGAGCGTATCGCCAGGCGTCCAGATGCGCGGGACGAGGTGGATGTTGCTCTCGTCGTCCTCGACCGCCATGACGAAGGCGGAGAGGTCGGTGCGGGCCGACAGATCCAGCCCGCCATAGACCGGCCTGCCATCGTAGAGCAGGTCTTCGACCGTCGGCTTTGCGCCACGCGCCCAGACGTTCGGCGACAGAAACGGTGCCTTGGCCTGGACGCGTTGGTTGAGATAGAGATTGCGCAGCCGGTTCTCGAGCGATGGCACCTTTTCGGCCCGCTTCATGGCGGCGCGGAATTCGCCGATGTCGCGGTAATCGCCGAGCGCCGGGTTGGCCTTTTTCCATTCTCTCTCATCCAGCAGCTTGCAGCCGGATTCGGCAGCATAGAGATGGACGGTAAAGGTATCGTCCTCGATCTCGCCCGCGCGGATCTTCAGGCCGTAATCGATCAGCTCCGACAGGATGTGGTCGTCGGCGGGAGCCTGGGTGGAAATAATCATCATCAGCGGCTCGACCTGCGCGCCGAGCGAGGTCATCAGCACGTCGTAGAGAAGCGCGTTCTTCGCCTGCGAAAGCTCGTCGTACACCACGAGGTCAAGCCCTTCGCCGAACTGGCCACCGGCTTCGGCGGCGATGGCCGAATAGAACGATCCGTCGCGGCGGTGGGTGACGTGCTTGGTCGAATCGACCACCTTCAGCCGCTTGGCGAGCACGACGTTCATTTTCACCATGCGGGCGACGAAGCGATAGACGATTGAGGCCTGCTTGCGCGTCGTGGCAGCCGAGGCGATCACCGAGTTCGGCTTCTTGAACGGGCCGACCAGGTGCAGAAGGATTATCACCGCAGCCAGCAGCGTCTTGCCGTTGCGCCGCGCCACCGAGAACACCGCCTGCCTGCGCTTGCGCTGGCCATCCTTGTCTCTCGGATTGTAGACGTCGCGAATAAATTCGATCTGCGGCTTGGCCAGCCGGAGCGGCTTGCCGACGTGCTTGCCCGCCGGGACGATCAGCGAATGCGCAAAGGCAATCGCCCTGCCGGACGGCAGGCCCCAGTCCTTTTTTGGTACTTGGCGCAACACCATGAGCTGGCGCAGTTCGGACGTCAGTCCGTTCTGAGATTTACCAGCGGATGGCGCTTGCTTGTCGATAAACACAATCGTATGTCCACAACCACAACACGAGAGGAAGCGTTCCAATGATACATTTTGAAATCGTAGGTGGTGGCGGCGAGGCGGACGAAGTCCGCGACACCAGCCCGGATGCGGTGGTCGATTTCGGCCAAGCGCAGGAAGCGGTAAAGGGCAAGCGCAAGGCCAAGGCCGCGAAGACTGCTGGCGGCGACACCAAGGCGGAAAAGCCGAAGCGGGCGAAGAAGGAAAAGCCGGTGAAGGAGCCACGCGAAAACAAGACCGAGACGTTGGTCTTGATGCTGCTCGAAGCGAACGGTGCCACGGTCGCGGAAGTCGCCAAGGCCTTTGGCTGGCAGCCGCACACCACCCGCGCGGCGATCTCGACACTGCCGAAGAAGAAGCAGTTTCCCGAGGGCCACACGCTTTCCTCGGAAAAGGTCGAGGAGCGGGGCGGGCGGGTCTACCGCATCGTCAAGGTCTGATAGTACCAGCAACATCATCGAACGAAGGCCCGCCGTTCAAGCGGGCCTTTTCTCCTGTGAAATCCTGCCAGCGCGTGACGCACACGTCGCAATACGCAGGCGAGATCTCCATCGCCAGCACCGGATTGCCTTTCATCGTGCCGGTAATCAGCGTCGTGCCGGAGCCAGCGAACGGCTCGAAGATCATTTCTCCCTTGTTTGAAACGCGCTCGGTCAACCATTCCCACACGCCGACTGGCTTGGCGCAGGGATGGCCGGTCTGGGGCGGTATTTCCGATTGCACCAGCGCATCGGGATAGCTGCCCATGCCGTTTTGCAGTTTCGGATCCTTGCCGTAGCAAAGGATCGGCTGCCAGACGCTAAAGCCCCATGGCCCGCGCCCGGTGTTCGACGGAGTGAACCATGCCATCGTCCATGTGGGCCTCGGGTAGCGCCAGACGTTCCAGTTCCCCGGCGTCAGCACGACGCGCTCGCAAAGATCGATGAGCACCGGCATCAACACCGCGACCAGTTCGGCGAGATTGTTCTCGCTGTCGTCGTACTGCTGATATTTGTTCTTCTTCGAGACCGTCCCGCCGAGGCCATAGGGAAAGTCGGTCAGGCAGCATTGCGGACGCCTGCCTTCAAGCAGCGCGGCGCGGTCGGCCTCGACGATCGACGAACCGCACATGAGGCGGTGCTCGCCCATCTGCCAGATATCGCCACGCTTCGAGGTTACCGCCAACGGCAGCTCGGGGATCGCCTCCGGATCTCCGAGCCATTCGACATTGCGTCCGCCCTTGTTGATGATCCGCATCATCTCGCGGTCCGACACGCCGACAAGCGCCGACAGGTCGGGAAATTCCTCGAGTTCCGCCGCGAGCAGCTTGACGTCCCACGCCGCATTGAGTGCCAGTTGATTATCGGCGATGCGATAGGCCCGGATCTGCTTTTGCGTCCAGCCCTTGGCCACCATGACCGGCGCGGCTTCGAAGCCGAGTTCAAATGCCGCCATCACTCGGCCATGGCCAGCGATGATCTCGTCCTTTTCGTCGACCAGCACCGGGATGGTAAAACCCCATTCGCGCATGGAGGCGGCGATCTGGCTCACCTGTTGCGGCGAGTGAACGCGGGCATTTCGCGCATAAGGGACGAGCGCCGCGAGCGGCCTGCGTTCGACATGGTCGGCGGGCCACGGCAGTTCGCTCATTGCAGCGCCGCTTTCTCGCCGGTGAAATCCTCCCAGCGCTTCACCGCGACATCGACATAGGCCGGATTGATTTCCAGACACAGCGCGCAGCGCGCCTCCATCTCCGCCGCGATCATCGTCGTGCCGGAGCCGACGAACGGATCGTAGACCGCCTGTCCGGCGCTTGAATTGTTCTGCATCGGACGGCGCATCGCCTCGACCGGCTTCTGTGTCGAGTGGCCGTGGCCGGAATCGTCGCGGCTCGGGATCGTCCACAGCGTCGATTGCGAGCGGTCGCCGCACCAGTTGCCCTTCTGCTTGACTGCGTACCAGCACGGCTCGTGCTGCCAGTGATAATCGCCGCGCGACAGCGCGAAGCGGTCCTTGGCCCAGATGATCTGCGCGCGCATTTCGAAGCCGGACGCTTCGAGCGACCGCTGCACTTGGCTGGCATATTTCCCGGCGTGCCAGACGTAAGCGACCGCGCCGGGGAAGAGATCATAGGCCTGCTGCCAGTCGGCGCGTTCGTCGTTGACGACCTCGCCCATCTTTTTCCGGTTGTTGTTGACGCCTGCCTCGGCCCGCCAGTGCGGATCGTAGTCGACGCCATAGGGCGGGTCGGTCACCATCAGGTTCGGTTTCACGCCGGACAAGAGCCGCTCGACGTCCTGCGCATTGCAGGCATCGCCGCAGAGGATGCGGTGCTGGCCGCACAGCCAGAGATCGCCTGCTTTTGACGTCGGGACGTCGGGCAGCGCCGGGGCCTCGTCGGGATCGGTCAGCCCCGGATTGCCGGTTAGACGGCCAAGGCGGCGAAGCTCGCTTTCCGAAAAACCGATCAACGCTGCCATATCCGGCAGCGTCTCCAGTTCGGCGGCGAGCAGCTTGACGTCCCAACCGGCGTTCAGTGCCAGCTGGTTGTCGGCCAGCCGGTAAGCCTTGATCTGCTTTTGCGTCCAGCCGCGGGCAACCATAACCGGCACCAGTTCCAGGCCGATCTCTTGCGCCGCCAGCGCGCGCCCATGTCCGGCGATCAGTTCGCCCGCCTCGTCGACCAAGAGCGGGATGGTGAAACCAAACTCGCGGATCGACGCGGCGATCTGCGCCACCTGCTCGGGCGAGTGCGTGCGCGCGTTGGCGCTGTAGTGCTTCACGCTTGTAAGCGGTCTGCGCTCGACCGCATCGGCTGGCCACGGCAGGTTCATCGTCATTCTCCCAGAAGCAGCGTGATCGGGTCGCTGTCCCATTTGTCGGGATGCGCCAGCCGCGCCCGACCGGCAGGCGTCAGCCCGAGTTCCGAGCCGGTGGACATCATCGCCTTGACGGCGTTGTTCATCACCACCAGCAGCGGATTGCGGATCGGCCCCTGCGGCGACTGGACCAGCAGGCCGGTCTTGTCGAGCTTCTCGCGGGCCTGTCTGAACACCGACCAATTGACCGCATAGGCTTCCAAAGCCGCTTCATCCGCCCGCGTCAGCACGCCGTCCGGCAGCGAGCTAACGGTGTCCAGCCACATCTCCTCAGCCAGCTCATTTAGCCCCGGAGGCATGCGGGGATGGCCGAGTCCCTGCGGCTCGTCGTAGATTCGATGGAGACCGACATTGCTGCGGTTGCCTTCGGCCAGTTTGATTATTTTCGATTTCGGTTTTTCGCCTTTTGGCAT